ATCTGTTCACTGGCTTACGGGAGGCCCTGGATGGACGAGCCGAAGCCTAAAGAAGAAACTGCCCTGGCAGTAGACCCGGAACTGGTCGATCTCCTGGAGGACCTGGAGAAGGAGCCAAAGGCAGAGCTTGCCCCGATACCGGAGCCGGTTCCCGCGGCTGTCGCCATTCCCGTTGCACAGGTGCAGGTCGAGCCGGAGGTCGTGCAGGCAGAAGCGAATGACGTACGGGAGATCCTGACGAACTTCCGCGACATTCGCAACGAGATATTCCAGAACTACAAGAAGGACCGGGATCAGGTAGAAGAGGCCATCCAGCTGTTCCTCAAGAGCGTCGGTGCAGGCGTCGTCACCCAGGCCATCATTGAAGGTTATGTTAAAGCGCTCGGTATCAAGGCGGACATCAACGCGAACGCGATCGGCTTGCTGGATTCCCAAGCAAGGCTCCTGAGCGCCGGGAAGGGTGGTGCCCTGTTCATCCAGCAGCTTGGTCTTGATCCGAAGGAACTGACTAAGATCCTGTTGACGCCGCGCTACCCAGATGAACAGCCAGAAAATAAGGCATGAACCTTTCCATTCCGCAGCGCCAGATCATCAAGCGCTGCCAGATCAGCGTCCAGTTCTTTATTGACCAGTTCTGCCAATGCAGGCACCCCAAGCTCGGCGAGATTAAGTTTAAGCTATTCGACTATCAGCAAAGCGCATTGTACAGGTTCAGGACTAGTCGGTATGTCATTTTCTGGAAGACCCGTCAGTGCGGCATGAGCACGGTGGTCGGTGCCTACGCCCTCTGGTATGCGATGTTCGGCAATTCGAAGACGGTGTTGATCGTATCCAAGCGAGACGATGATGCCAAGGAATTCCTGGAAAAGAATGTCAAATTCGTCTATGATAGGCTACCGGACTGGATGCGGAATCTCTGGCCGAGGATCATCGATAACGAGCACAAGCTAGGATTCCCCAACGGTTCGCGGATTACGAGCCTGTCGTCAAGCCCGGATACGCTGCGGTCGAATTCCGCGTCGCTCGTCATCCTCGACGAGTGCGGACACATGCCCCACATGGACGAGATGTGGTCGGCAGGCGCCCCTACCCTTCAGCACGCTGGTCAGTGCCTCTGTCTCGGGACGCCGAACGGCGTCGGCAACTGGTACTGGCAGACAGTGACCGATGCCGAGGAGAGGCTTAACGACTTCGACCTTGTCAAGATCAATTGGTGGGACATGAAGTGGCGGCTGGAGCATGTTGATCCAGTCACCAATCAGAAAACTGTCATTGCGCCGACCGACGGCATCCGTGAGACGACGCCGGATGAGAAAAAGAAATATGGAAAGCACTGGAGTCCGTGGCTGGAGACGCAGTATCGCCTGCTGACGGAACGCGGAGACGACAAGAAATTCAGGCAAGAGGTCCTCGCGCAATTCCTCGGTAGCGGTAATACTGTCGTGTCGACTGAGTCCCTGGAAGTGGTTCGCGACCAACATATAAGCGAGCACCTTGAGGTTACGGACGTCGAATATGTCAGCCCGGCTACCGATGAAAGGATGTCCCTGTCCTTTGACAGGAAGTTTTGGATTTGGGACCGGCCAGTTCGCGGTACCAAGAGAATAAAGACGAAGCCCGAACGCGAAATCAACCTAGTCAAGCAGTCGCAGGCTCCTGATGAAGAACCTCACATTTATATGGGCGGGGTGGATACGCCCGAGGGCGATGGAAGCGACTACGCGTCTATTGAGATTCTCGACGTGACCACTCGGGAGCAGGTCGCGGAACTCAAAATGAAGGTGCAGCCGCGTATTCTGGCCAGGATGGCGGACTACATCGGCCGCTATTACAATAATGCCCTCCTTGTCGTCGAATCGACTGGCATCGGTCGTGCGACTGCGCAGGAACTGGAAGCCCTGAGTTATCCCAATCTCTGGCGGCCGCGCAAGGTAGGCGGCAAATTTGGGGCTCCGGGTTATAAAGTCACGCCGAGCTCAAAGCCCATGATCAATAAGGCGCTCATGGAGCACCTCGGCACGGAGGACGGCTTCAGGGTGAAGTCGTTCAGGCTCTACAAGGAGCTCTGCATCTACGTCCACCTTTCGAGCGGCAAGACGGGGAACGAGCGTGGCGCGGGGAATAACGACGACCTCGTCATCGGTGCAGGGCTCGCCCTCGCCTGCGTGACAGATGCAGTGTCTTATTCATCCATGGCACTTATGCCTTATATGTCTCAGGTTGAAGACCCGAGGGCGGATATTGCACAGACGGACATAGAAGCCGTCAAGGATCAGAAGAAGATCGTAGACATAGCGGCGAGGGGTGGAACGCACGCGGTCATGCCTTTCATGCCGATGATGGATTCACTTATGCCGTCCATAGGGAATGAGCTAGAAAAGTTTACGCGGCAGATCGGAGGGATTCCTGTCATTGATGGAAAGCCGCTGCCCGTCACTTCAAGAAGGCACACTCTGCCTGGCCGCTCACGGTAGTAAATATAGCATATGGCACTGCTATTGATCATGCCTTGTCCGAGATGCGACCAAGAATGCACCATTCAGCCGGATTTCAATTTCGTCCAGCTGGCCCAATGTGAAAAATGCGGCGGCATGTTCCAGTTCTCTTTTGCGGTTAGGACAATAGATAAATCAAATAAGGCGGGGGTGGCTGGCGAAGTCCGCACAGGCGTGTGGAAGGTCCTAATGGCCCCGACAATAGAGGAAGTGAGTCAGAAGGGCGACATTTATTTCAAGTACGGGCCGGAGCCGGAATCAGGGAAGGAGAAGCCGGGTAAGGAGAAATCGGAACCGGGAAAAGGGTAGTCCGCAAAGGTATAAGGTAGACAAGAGGAATACATGGCATTTCAACTCTGGGACAGGCTTTCCGCCCTTTTCCGGCAGGCGAACATCTACCGTGCGGATAATCTGTTCTCTGACCAGACTCGCCTGGACCGGATCGTATCCGGGAACGAGTTGCTGGACTTCTCGAAGCAGCACGCCATTCTCGAGCAGACCAACCTTCAGATCAACCGTCTCGAGAGATACAAGGACTTCGATATGATGGATGAGGTCGGCGAGGTGTCCATGGGAATGGACATGTACGCTGACGAATCGACTGAGACGGATTCCGAACGCAAGCATGTCGTGATGGTCAAGGCGAAGTCCAAGGTCGTCAAGGAGGCGGTCGAGGAATTCCTCTATCAGACGATCAACATAGACAGCCAGGCGCGCCCATCTATCCGCTACTTATGCAAGTACGGCGACATGCCCTTCGAGATCGTGCCGACCAAGGACCGAGATGCCGTTGCATCCCTTCGGTTCATGAACGTCTACAACTTCACGCGCGTAGAGACGAAGCACGGGGACCTCGTCGGATTCTTCTTCCAGGACGAGCTCGTCTCGGAGCCGGAATTCCTTCATCCGTGGTCCGTCGTCCACATGCGGCTGACGAGCTACGAGAACATTTACCATCCGTACGGACGATCGATCCTGGACCCCGCGCGCAAGGGCTTCAAGCAGCTCAGGCTCATGGAAGATGCGGCGCTGATCTACCGCATCACCCGCGCGCCCGAACGCCGCGTCTTCAAGATTCCTGTCGGGAACATTCCGACCAAGGAAGTCTATCAGTATCTGGAAGCTATCTCCAAGCAGTTTAAGAAGAGGAAGATCTTCAACCCGGCTACTGGCGAGGTGGATGAGCGCTGGTCGCCTCTCATCCAGGAAGACGATTACTGGCTGCCTACTCGGCCGGACGGCGGCGGCCCTGAGGTGACCACCCTTCCTGGCGGTCAGAACCTGGACCAGATCGCCGACATCGTCTACTTCAAGAAGAAGGTCCTGTCGGCGATGAAGATCCCCTTCGCCAAGGTCGGTCTCTCGGAAGGGACTGGCGAAGAGGCGATGAAGCGCGCGTCGCACATCTCGCCGGAATTCGCTACGGCCGTGCAGTGGGTCCAGCGCGAGTATCTGGCCGGACTCAAGAAGGCCGTCATCGTGCACCTGGCCCTGAAGGGATTCCGGGTCCAGGATCTCAAGGAATTCGACCTGTTCATGACCGCGTCTAGCGCGATCGATGAACTCTACAGGATCGAGACCTGGAAGTCCCGCTCACAAGTCATCGGCGAGCTCAAGGACACGGGTCTCTTCCCGGACAAATGGATCGTCAGCAACTTTACGGACCTTACCGACGAAGAAATAGAAGATCTGGCGGAACAGAAGAAAGAGGCTGGCCCGTCGCCTGAAGAGGCTGCCGCTGCCGGAGGCGAGGCTGGAGTCGAGATACCGCCGGTGCCGGAAGGCTACGATGCTAACGCTGAGAAGCAGGTCCTTATGGAAGAGGGCCTCATTAAGCGTCCGAGCATGGGGTTCGGGATGAAGTACAACTCAAAACTGCCACAGTTCGAGAAGCTGCTCAATTCGAACGAGTTTGACGGCCTGAAAAGTAAGAACCAAGAAATCACTT